AGAGAGCCCGCCCACAAGGCGGGTTTTCTCTTGCCAGCTTGCGCGAAGGGGTGTCGCGGCGGTACCCTGTCGCCACGGCAATCCGGCCCGCCGAGCAACCAAGGGCTGAGCAAAGGTCACATGAACAGCGAGACGCAACCACAGGCAGAGGTGGCAGAGGCACAGGAGCAGGTCGAACAGGAGACGCCCCCAGAGGCCGCAGAAACCCCGAACGAGGCACCCGCCGAAGTCGAGGCCAAGCCCGAAGAGAGCGCCGCTCAGAACGAGTCTGCCGAAGTCCAGGTCACCATCGGTGCATCGCCGGCACCCGAGGAAGAAGCCGAACACGAGAAGGCGCCCGACTGGCTCAAGCAGCTGCGCAGGCAGCAGCGAGAGACAGCCAAAGAGAACCGGGAACTGAAGGCACAACTGGCGAAGGTCCAACAGGCGCAACCTGTCGACGTCACCCAGCCCAAGCCCGCCCCCCAGCTCCGCGACTTCGAATGGGATGAGGACAAGCACCGCGAGGCGGTCGCGAAGTGGGCGGAGGAAGAAGCCGTTCGCAAGCAGGCGGTGAAGCAGAGAGAGCAGCAGCAGGCCCAAGCGGTGAACGCGATTTACGCGGACTTCACCACCAAAGCCGCCGAGCTCTCGACGAAGGTGAAGGATTTCGAGCCAGCCCGTGAGCTCGTCGCCGACATCCTCGACATGCACCAGCAGAACGCACTCTTGCGCGCCGCTGACAACTCCGCAGTCCTCACATACGCCCTCGGCAAAAACCCCTCAAAGGCCCGCGCGCTCGCTGAGATCAAGGACCCTGTGAAGTTCATCGCGGCGTTGGTCAAACTGGAGCAAGAAGTGAAGATCACGCCGCGCAAACCCGCATCCACCCCGGACCAACCTGTTCGTGGGGCGAATGGTTCGCCGTCGACGACAAACGGGGAAAAGGAGCTTGCGCGTTTGGAGGCCGAAGCCGAGCGGACGGGTGACCGTTCCAAGGTGATTGCCTACAAGCGGAGGCTCAGAAAAGAGTGACGACAAATGGCTTCGTTTTCCAAAGAAGAGCGTGTTGCATTTGACCAGCTGATCGAGGGCTTCGACGACGCCCTCGTGACCTCCAAGTTGGTGCGCAAGTACCAGACCGATCAGGTCATGATGGCCCGCACCGGCGACGTCATCTGGCGCCCGATGCCCTACATCGTCCCGTCGTTTGACGGCCAAGACCAGACGGGCAACTTCCAGAGCCCCGTTCAGCTCTCGGTCCCGTCGACGATCAGCTTCTACAAGTCGGTCCCGTGGCAGATGGACCAACGCGAGCTGCGTGACGCCCTCCAGGAGCAGCGCCTCGGCATGGCTGCTCGCCAGCGCCTCGCCAGCGACATCAACCGCTCGATCATCGACCTCGTGTGCAACACGGGCACGGTGTTCATCAAGAACGGCGCGGCTGCCTCGGGCTTCACCGACGCCGCCCTCATCGACACCGCGCTGAACCGCCAGGGCGTGCCGATGGAAGACCGCAACTGGGTGGTCTCGTCCAGCGACTACAACAACATGGCGGGCAACCTCCAGGTGGCGTCGCGGTCGTTCGGCAACGAGATCAGCGACAAGGCGCTGCGCAAGGCGTTCGTCGGCGAGCTCGGCAACATCCAGACCTACAAGGCCGACTACCTGCCGCGCAAGACGGCGGCGGCTGGTGGCGCTGGCATCACCATCTCGACCCTCGCTGCCGGCGTGAACATCTACGTCCCGCAGGCAACGTCGACGGCCACCACGGGCCAGAGCGGCAACGTCGACAACCGCTTCCAGCGCGTGACCGTCTCCTCGACGACCAACGTCGCGGCGGGTGACGCCTTCACCATCGCAGGCATCGAAGAGGCGCACGCGATCACCAAGCAGGCGACGGGCACCCTGCGCTCGTTCCGTGTGATCAGCGTCGACAGCGCGACCACGATGACGATCAGCCCGCCGATCATCACGGCGGCGAACGGCGAACAGGCGGCGGTGCAGTACCAAAACTGCGTGGCCACCTCGACGTCGGGCACGGCCGCGATCGTGTTCCAGAACACCGTCGTGGGGTTCATGAACCCCTTCTGGTGCAAGGACGCGATCGAGATCCTCCCCGGTCGCCTCGCCATCCCGACGGGTGCCGGCGCCGAGGTGTTGCGCGCGTCGACGGAGAACGGGATCGAGGTCGTGATGTCGAAGCAGTACGACATCAAGAGCGGCCAGATCCTGATGCGCATCGACACCCTCTACGGTGTCGTGAACCTCCAGCCGCAGATGACCGGCATCGAGATGTTCTCGCAGACCTGATGCCTGAGGCGCCTCCGGTTCGCTGGGGGCGCCTCTTCCTTCTTCCTTCCTCTCAAAGTCTCCAGGAGAAAACACCATGGCTCTCGTTGTTCCCGCCTTCGGCTACGTCGATGTCTCGGTCCCTGCGTCCGCTGCGATCGCCGTTGCCTCTCGTGGCCGTTTCGAGGTCTCCCAAGTCCTCGCCGGCTCCCCCAACCAGCCGCCGCAGCTCACCTTGCTGCAAGCCGTGCAAGCCAACCCCTCGGGCGGCAATGCGCAGTTCCTCTCGTCGACCTTCACGACGGCGACCACCGTCCGTGTGGCGGCGGTCGGCGGCTACCCGCTCAACTACAGCGTCGGGACCAACCCGATTGTCGGCGCTGCGGTTGAGAGCCTCGGCGACCAGCGCGCCGTGACGCCCTCGGGCTTCGCGGCCATCAACGCGACGGCGACGGCGACGGTGGCGCAGCTCTTCTCGGGCGGCATCACCTCCTCGACGGCGGCCGCGGTCGTCATCACCGCGCCCACGGGTGCACTCATCGATGCGGCGGGCACGTTCGCCGTCGGCGAGAGCTTCGACGTGGTGCTCATCAACACGGGCGGCACCAACGCGCTGTCCATCTCGGGTGGCGGTCACAGCTACCTCGGCACCATCTCCACGACGGCGGGCGGCATGACCGCGCGCTTCGTGAAGACCGCTGCCGGCGCGTTCACCGTCTTCCGCATCTGACCGAAGGCTTGGGGTCAGCCTCTGAAAAGCCCCACCACTTCACACACAACGACGAGGCCCGCGCGTGTCCGACTTCCCCACCATCGTCTACAAAAGCCCCGGTCGTCACAGCGGCCCGCCTGGCAAGACCTACGACTACAAAGGCGTGGCTGATGAGGCTGAGATGGCCGCTGCGCTCGCTGATGGGTGGTTCCGCACGCTGTTCGAGGCTTGCGATCCCCCCGCAAAGCCTGCCCAAGCGCCTGTGGTGGACTCTGGCGGGTTTTCCGACGAGGCCCCGCCCACGCGCACGGAACTGGAGACGAAAGCCCGTGAGCTTGGCTTGAGCTTCGACGGGCGCACGACCGACAAGCGGCTTGCCGAGCGCATCGCCGCTGCTCTCGCCGAGGGGTGACCCGTGAGCTTCACGAAGCGCCAGTTTGTTGAGCAGGCCATGGCTGAGATCGGCATGGCCACCAACATCTTCGACCTCCAGGCCGATGACCTCCTGCGCGGATGTCAGCGCCTCGACACCATGATGGCGTCGTGGAACGGGCAGGGGATTCGGCTGGGCTACCCGCAGAGCAACCCCAACGACGTCGACCCCGACACCGACACAGGGATCCCCGACTGGGCCAACGAGGCCGTGATCGCCAACCTCGCCATCGTGCTCGCGCCTGCCTTCGGTCGCACACCGATGCCTGAGACGCGCGTGGCGGCGACGCGCGGCATGAACGCGATGCGAACGCAGACGGCCATCCCGCCGCTGATGCAGTACCCGCAGACCCTCCCAGTGGGCTCGGGGAACAAGCCGTGGCGCAACACCAACAACCCCTTCTTCCAGCCCGTCGACGAGATCGAAGTCGGGCCCGATGGCACCTTGGATTTGGAGTGAACGATGGGCAAGACAATCAACCAGCTTTCGACGGCGTCGTCTCTCTCGTCGGGTGACCAGATCGTGGTCTACTCGTCGAACAACGGTGACGCGCGCAAGTCGGCGCTGTCGGCACTCATCAGCTTCTTCTCCGACTCGTGGGCAAATCCCGAGTTCGAGGTGCAGACCGCTGCGCCCACGTCGTCGGGCTTCACGGTGACGTTGACGTCGTCGTCGTCGTCGATCTGGGCGCAGATTGCTCCCACCGGCTCGTTCGCGGCGGGAACCGTGGTCTTGCCGGCTGTCGACGACAGCGTCGATGGCCAAGAGATCCTGCTCTCGTTCACGCAGAACATCACGACGCTGACCATCAACGGCAACGGCGCCACGGTGTCGGGTGTGCCGACCGGCATCCCATCGGGCGGCGGCACCATTCGTCTGCGCTTCGATGACCTCTCGTCGACGTGGACGTGTATCGGCCTCGCCACCCCTCGCGGCGCCCGTTCGACGAACGGCTACTCCATCGACGCCAGCGATGGCGGTGTGAACATCTCGGCGACGGGCGGGACCAACGTCGGCAGCATCGTGATCAGCGCGGGGTCTTCCGGTTCGTTCGTCCTGACGGGCGGAACGAGCTTCACTTTTCCATCGATCCCCGTCACCGGCCCGACCACGGTCACCACGTCGGCGGGCGTCGTCGTGCCCTTCGGCCTCGTCGGCTCCCTCCCGTCGGCGGCGTCGAACACCAACGTGATTCGCGGCGTGACCGATGCCAACGCCACCACGTCGGGCGGC